CGGACGGCAAGAGGACGTCCAGAACGCAGTAAGTGATTCCTGTCGGCGAATGGCAAATCGCCGCGTTTAAGGAAAAACTTCATTAAGGCTGCGGATCCGCTGAGTGGGGACTCAGGAGGATCGCTCACGACTACAATGCCCTTGACAAGGGGGCGATGAAGTCTGTGACACATTCGTTCCGTATCATACCCCAGGAACGAATGCTTACCTAAAATGGGAGACTCTGGACCAACAGCTGGAAAAGGAATGATCCCCTCCAACAGCTCATCCAGTCCACGCGCAACTTGCCACAAACCACGCTCATAGAGCTGGTTGCGGAGAGATACCGTGGAAATGATCTCCTGTGCGTCCCTCCGTTGTGTAGGGAGTTTTTGTCTTACGCGCACGACTGAAACGTCGTGACCATCGTAATACTCCTTACCGCAAGACTCTCTGAACTTGCCAGTCCAGAAAGACTTACCAGTATTAACTTTCAGCCCAAAGCTGAATAGTGTACTGACAACGGATTCGGCGTATTCTACGGGAATGATTATATCATCACCGTAGACGCGCACCCGGCCTAAATGGGCAATTATGTCCCTTTCGGCCAAACGTCTGCTAAGCACTTTCTCAATCCCTATGAAAACAATGATACTAAATACCATTGCCTCTACGGGAAAAGTAAGTGCCGAACCCATAGACGCGAACTTGGCAAGGCGTATTACGCCATAGCCGGGAACTTCAGCCTTCCGACTTCTGCAAGCATCAACACCAGCACCGAGGTGAGGGTGATGACGGAGCATTAGTCGTACGAGCTGATTCGAGACGAGATCGGAAGCATCACTCAGATCGAGTGTTGCTAGAGAGTTGTTATAACTCCCCTCCAGTGCCAGTCGCTGATTAGCGTCCTGGTCATGGAATCCGACAACGCGACCCATACGATGGTTGTCTCCATCGCTGATTTTATATCGGTTTGACCGATATAGTGAATCATGCTGGATCGCGTCCACGAGTTTTTCGCTGATCCCCTGCTGCACATATTGCATGCAGGTAGGTTCAATAGCGATAATTCGAGGTGTCTTGAGCGTCTTAGGAACTGAAACAACCCTAACAGGTCGTTCAGCTCCAGGTTCGAGCATGTTCGAGTACGTGGCATCATATAGACGCCAGTTCGGAAATAAGTACTCCCCTTGAGGAAAGTACGCTTCCAAACGATCCGGCCATTCGCGCTGGTTGAACTTAGAGTTTCCTCTAAGTCGATCAGCGGTGGCTCCAGGTCCGTGCTTTGGTACGATGGTTCCATCATAGACCTCTCGGTCTACCGATGAAAGCACCGATGACCATAGTAGTTGTGATACCCGTGAGAAGTCAGAAACTTGTTCCTGACTTAACCGAGCATCAGACTCCCGAACATGCTGCTCACTCTGGATAAACCTAGTTAATGCATCTCTCTCACGCTTTGGCGTGCATGGGAGATTGACCTTTGACATAAGAAGACAAATCTGTCT